TCGCTTCTTTATCCAAAGACCGATGAAATTCCGTATACTCCGGTTCTTCGTAGCCGTAAATGTAATACCCTTTTAAAAGCGGGCTATCGGGTGATACAACGATATTTATCCCCTTACCCGCCGCATACCCCAACCAATATACCACGGAGGGCATCTCGTCTTTATACTCGGAGTCAACCGCCTCATGAATCCCGAATAGCTGTATCTCTTTAAAACCTTCATCAATTGCCAATGCGATCATGTGTGAGACGGAGCATGTCAAAAATATCTTGTCACCCATGGAAGGAATTTGATATTTTTTTGCCAACATATCCAGGGGGAATTTTATGCTTGCCGGGATATTCGGATAATGTTCCTGCATATATATAGGCTTATCCAGCGTTTTAAGCATATCGTAATGTAGTTTGTTACCCTCTCCACGGCTTTTTCTGGCCTTGATCTCGTCGATCATATGTATGTCAAAAAGTCTATCCCATCTCGGCACAATATCATACAGATCGTTCATAATCCATATCTCTGTATCCTTATCCTGGTATGGCGCATCCTTCCAACTTGGCGCATATCCTACTATTGCAACCTTTTTCATAAAACCTCCGTATAGACTCATTTGTAGCCTCGTAACTTTTCGAAACCATGGTTTGTAGGTTATCTGTCCGTAGTTTCTCCCTAAACGTGTCCCGAGATAGCGTATTTTAAAGGCTTTCAGCGATCCTGTCTCGTTTTGTACACTTTTTAGTACATCTTTTCATCTGCTTCCAATGTGCTGTTTTTATGAGTTTTACTATGTAGTTATAGCGCGGGTTTCGACTCTCAGGAATATCAGCGGCCTTTAAGTTAGATAAGTCTGTACCTCGTATCTCAATTGCCTGCGCTTTATGCTTGGATCTTCATCTGTAACCTCAAATCGGCCCTCTCTGTAAAAACTCGCCTGTAAAGTTCCTGAAACAAAGTACTTTTTCTCATGAAGTCCGGTTGCCGATACCTTATTCCCGTCTCCGTCAATGCTGCCGGTAACTGTTTCCAAGACTGTTGTGTCAGAGTTGTTGTCCCAATTGTCAACAATAAGCGTGAATCGTTCCATCTTTTGGTTAGTGTCTGTAATGCTGCTCTCAAGTGAATAGGTCGTATATGGTAAAACCGCATTCACGGGAACGGAATCATATGGGTAAACATTCGCCGTTTTGGTTTTTAAAAACGTACATATCATTTTTTTAAGCTCTATAACATTCATCAACTATCATCCCGTTCACCATCATCTGGGCCTAATAAGCCTATGGAGATATTATCTATTTCAATTTCCTTAAAATACTTTCCGGCTATTAATCGTATATGATCAATGTTTTCTTCCACGGCAGGAGTCAGAAACGGCCTCTTTTTTAACTTCCTTGTCCCGAACTCAAAAAACATCCCATAAAAAGCTTTTCCCTTAACTCCCAACCTAACTGATTTGTCTTTTCTCCTTATCTGATAACTTATATTCTTTTTTAACCTGCCTGTTCTAAATGGAGCTCTTTTTCGCGCCTCATCCCTGACATATCGGCCTATTTCTTTTAAACAAGCCTTCTCTATTTCTGTGAGCGCGTATTTAACCTTTGGCATATTGCTCTGATAGTTAAATTTACTGCTCACTGTCCCGCACCTCACATTTGAGGAAAAGCCACTTGTGTATATTGTCAAGATCCTTGATATCCCGGATGTTAAAATATTGTCCGCTGTAATATATCCTGTATTGAGTTGACATGTCCGCACGGTATCGAATAGTAAACTCATAAAGAATGTTCGGCGCTATCAGCTGTGCTATCTGCAACTCTCTTCCAGATAAATGTTCGACTTTTGCCCAGACCGTCGCAAGCGTTGTCCAGGTTGTTATCTTCCCGCCAAAACCATTATCCGTGTAGGTGGCTTCTTCTATTATAACTTTGCTTCTCAGGTCGCCGGGATTCATGTTTTCACCGCCATAATTTTAAGACACAAATAGGGGTATGATAGCCACTGATACCATTTCAAAGTGAAGTTTTCTTTCAATGCCTTAAATATTAAAATAGGCATTCCCCATTTTTTAACTTTCACATTCATAGTCATCGTTTCCCAATCTGGTTTAGCGTCAATATAAGATGGAAGTTTCATAATAAATGCCTCCTAATGGTATAAAAGATTTGGCGTGAGTAATGCCGTAACAGCAAACTCCAATTCTTTTGGTGCGTTTGTCATTACGGGCATACGGTTTTCATACAGGTGAGATATCAACATTAGCATCGCTTGCCTTGTGGTCTTTGGAAGTATATAAGGTGCCGTCCCGGTGTATCCGGCCACAAATTCGATAATTATTCCGGAGTGTGGTCTTAACGTTGTAGTGGGCCATACCTGCCCGTATGAGAGGCATACTTTCCCCGGTTCGCTATCTGCATCCACATAATAGCCGGACAAACTTGCTGTAAATGTTGCCGTGACTCCCCCTGTGTCTATGTACTTTACACTGGTCACTGATTGCAAAGGAGCTTTAGGGATTTCAATGTAATCATCACTTGGGAATTCATCTAAGATCAATTGCCATGTCTGCGTTGCCAACGCCCGATGCTGGAAATTTTCGCAATACTGGCGGGCAACGGTTATCAAAGTCTGGATAAAGGAATCCTCCGTGCTTTCAGGTGTTCCCTTGACTATTATCGCGGCGAAGTTGCACTCTGCTCCGGTAACGGTTGCATATGCCCTTATGTATCGCTTTTCGCCCGTGTAAGCCACTTCATAATTGGCGCTGTCGTTGGCCGTGGTTACTTGTGCGAAAGTCTCTCCTGCCGTCCAGACCGAAAACGTGATGTCATCATCAGATTCATATATACTTAAATCGACCGTACCGCCTGCTGAATTGGAGAAAGAAGTCAGTAACATGGCTGCATCATATCCGCCTATATCCGTACTCACGCCCGTGTAAATAGCGGTAGCGTGATATCCGCCGTCTATGCTGGTGATGGGTTCAATATTGTCCACAAAGCTTGTCGAGTCTAGACGTATATAATTTTTCGCTTCTGTCAGCGTTATCGGCTCGGTCACAACCTCCGTTACAAGCTTTAAACCCATCAGAATTCACTTCCTCCAAAATAAAAAGCCGCTGAGTTTTCTCAACGGCTTCTTAATGATTAATATTTCATTATCTTTATAATATCATGAGCATTTTGGAAAAGTACGTAATCTTTTTGGAAAAGTGCGGCGTTTTTATACTCCTTCTTATTGCGGAATTTTATCCTATTGCGAATTAACGATTAGTGCTGATTATCACTAATAGAATCATTATAGCCGTTATAAATATCACTTTCACTTAAAGCGCCCTCGTAAATATTAAAGTGTTGTATAGCATCATTTTCATCACAGGCATATACTTTAAATAGTTTCACGGTAGTCAGGCTTGTAAGGTTTGCTAATAACGTAGATATATTGCCCGTATTCTGTTGGGCATGTTGTCCATTTTCATATGCTGTAATAATTTCATTTGTCACGTCAACTACAATATCATATTTTGAGAATGTGCCGAGTACAACTGGCGATCTAAGATTGCCGAACTTCGCAGTGCTGTATAAGCCGTATCCAGCATTTAAATTAATAAAATCATTCCCTGCGCGAGCCAGACTTGAAATAATATCAAAATTAGCAGTATTGCTCAATCTTGCCCAAAAACTGATAGTATAAGCCGATAACCCAGATAGCGAAATATCCACAACAATCCCACTACCAAATGAACTCAATTTCATCGAATAATTATCTGTGAATTTAATTATATATGGGTAGTTATAAGAATAATGTTTGCCAATATTGAGATAGCTAAAATTGCCCTGTATTATCTGTCCACTTATAGACTCATTAATGTATCCCCCATTTTCGTTGAGTTCCAGGGATATGATTTTATTATTTGGAATCTCAAAGTCGTTGTTAATAAGCGTTTCATTTGCACACAAATAACCGCTTTCAACAGTGAGTTCCGTGCAATCGTCTGGAACGTCAACGATAACTTCTGCATAATACGTATTTTCATCCGAAATAATCCTGAGTGGTGAAACTATTAAAGATTGACAACCTACTATCAACTGTTCGTAGTCTGTGGATGCGTATGTGTCTTTTGATATATATCTAAATCCATCAGATGCACCAGTACCAGTAAGTGGTTGTGTTGTATATGCTTCAACCCATGTTTCACCATCATCATCAGATATATAAATTGCACTATTTTTAAAGCATCTTGAGGAAACACCACCTGCTATTAATTTCCCATTTAAATCCTTTATAAAATAAACAGGATTTCCAGCTTCTAACACAGGATCAAAGTTTGCGTCATCGGTTGTCTTAATAATTGAATATCCTCCGACAATAGCTGTTTCCCCACCCAAAAACCTGTATTCACCATCTGCACTGGAATAAATAATCCCGTAATCTGTACTTTGCGGCATATTAGGGTATAAAACTCTCAGGTCAGTCCAAGTCGCGCCCTTATCCGTTGTTTTAAGAACTCCACCAATGCCATCAAGTCCCGCATAAATCGCAACTGGTGTTTGATTGATATCCAAAAACATATTGTGAACATGCTGGTATGAGCCTAAAAGACTATAAACTTGTTCCCATGTTAATCCGGAGTCTGTTGATTTATATATTCTTATTGCTTTTTCATACTGATAAGCGCTTACAAATAACTCACCGTCTGGGTGTTCTACCATTCCGTGGCTTAAAATAGTATTTTGAGTATATCCGGTTCTAATATCAAGCACCTGTGTATAGCTTGAATAAGGTGATTCACTCCTGTACAATATCCCCCATGCACCGAAAAAAATAACATCATCACTAGTTACATGTATCACAATAGCGCCCGATATGTTAAGGGCTGATATTACTTGCCACGTAAAACCATTGTCTGATGAGATTGAAATCTGACTATCTATGGAAGTTATCATGTTTTTACTGCTGTTGGTAAAAACTAATCCATTGTGGTTTATGCCCAACCTTTTATCTGGAATAATATCTATATTACCGTTATATACCATGTGATACGGAAGTACTTCATTGGTATTCGTTTTGATTCTCACATCAGAGAAATTATCATTTGCATATGGCAAATAAACATCATTAGCTGTATCGTATCCATTATTGGCTCGCTTGTGCAGATGTAACAATAGCTTTTGTTTTCCAACATTTTTAATGGAAATAGACTGGCTTGAAGAAGTTTGCCCATTTTTCGCCAAACCCATTGATTCTATATGGCGGTTAACACCTGAATCAATCCACGCAGAACCGTTCCAATAATATAAATGACTATTGGCAGCGACTACATATATTGTTGTATCACCTGTGGGCAATGCTGCCGTTAATGCTGCCGCTGTTGCATATACTCCTTTAGGCGAACTGTTCTCTGTGTCGACTATTTGTTGCGCAATATCCGACAAGGAATCATTAATAGTTGATATGGAAGTTATATTCGCAGATACCAAACCCTGAAGTGACGATATGGCGGTCGTGTTTGCAGAAACGCTTGTTTGCAAAGTTGATATTGCCGTATCGTTCGCTGTTAATCCCGACTGTAAAATTGCAATGCTTTGGTTAGCCGTCAGCATTTGTTTGTCAAGTACATCTATGGCGACACCGTTTGCTATGGTTCTTTCTTGCCAAGAATTAAGATAACTCATTCAACTCAACCTTTCGGCTATAAGATTTCTTGCCCTCAATGTTGCCGTGTCTTTTATGTTTTGTAGTTCAAAGTCAAGGTTTTTAGATGCCTGAATTATTTTCTCATTTACTTGAGCGCCGTCTTCCAATAATGCGAGGAGATTAATTCCTTCGATGGCCGTGTCTTTCGTATCGGCATCGATATAAAACCTGCCCGATGCATCTTTTTTAAAACGCACCCCATTTAAGACCAGTTCCCCGGATTTGGTGTTTGCTATAAAATTTACGGCAAACAATCCGTCTACCGGTTTTCCGTTAAGCGTAAAATCTACTTTCGCAGTGCCTTTATCGGCTTTTAAAGATATGGTAAATTCGTTCATAACCCCTCCAGAATAAAGGGAACAGGGCTGCTTTTACACAGCCCCATTCCTCAAAGATTAAACCTGAGTTTTGGGGCAAAATGGTTCTGGTTCCAGATACCTTGCGCCGCCCCTGATGATTACTGCCGCCGTGGTGTTTGCCGAGATGTTGATGACGTTCAGACCAACATGAGTGAAATTCGAGCTTAAGGTCAGTTTGCTGTCCACAATCTCGATTATCCCCTGCATGTGTCTCGCGCCTATCGTCAAGTCGGTGGTTGAGCTGCTGGTCAATGCCAATCCTTTATACCCGGATGCAAGTGCTTTTGTCGGATCTTCATCCAGATATAAGGTTAGGGCCGCGCTACCTGCGAGCGCACGTACTCCGGGTACGCCGTAACCGGTATCGTTTATTGCTGCAGCAAGATTTGTTATCGTGGTAGATGCATTCGCTGTACTCCCTAGAAACTCTCTGTCTGAAGCTGTCGCGGTTGAACCTGCTGTCAATCCGGTAAACGTCAACCCGTTGATGTCGATTGTTGCACCGGTCTCACCCGCTGAAATGCTCGGTGTGATTGTGGCTTCGGTGAGATTGCTGGTCGCGTATACAACTGTCGATGTGGCTGTAATGCTTGCGGCGTTAGTACCTGCCTCATCGGTCGCCTGGTAGACAAGGCCGGTCGAGGTCATTGTCAGTCCGGTAGGAACAACGTCCCACACAAATGATGCATTGGTAAACATGGCAAGGTTGAAGTATATCGAGGTTGTACCCGCAGAGCTAACGGTCT